TAAAATTAGACACAAAAGAAATAGATAAAAAATTCTACAAAAAAGTAGAAGAAGAAAAGAAATTACGCAAAGAATTTAGAAAAAAATTTCATAATTAATTATGTTTGGTATAAGTGCATTTTCAGAAACTCCATTTTCAGCATTAGCTGGAGATGGCTCTGTAAGTGTTAATGTAAATGTCACAGGACAAGCTGCTACTGGAGCAATAGGCAGTTTTACTTTTGTAGGTAAAGCGAATGTAACACCTGCCTCTCAAGTAGGGACTTCTGCTTTAGGCACAGCTACTGTTAATGCTGGAGCAAGTGCCACTCTTTCTGGTCAAGCAGGTACATCAGCACTAGGTAGTCCAGCACTTACTGCTGATGCTATAGTTAGTGAGTATGGTAATAACCCTGACGAACCTTTATCAGCACTAACAGGTTCTGTTGCTAGTGTAGCAGTAAACGCTCAAGCAATAGCTGTACTTCCTAGTGTTTCTGGAAGTGTCGGTTCTGTAAGTGTAACTACAGATGCAGAGGCTAATGTTAGTCCTGCAGGTCAAACTAGTACATCAGCAGTTGGCTCACTTTCTTTCATAGGTGCAGCAAACGTAACTCTTTCTGGGCAAGTTGGTACAAGTGCAGTAGGCTCAATAACACCAAACGCAGCAGCTAATGTAAGCGTAGAAGGTCAAACAAGTACATCAGCTTTAGGTACCTTATCTTCAATAACAGGTGGAGCAAATGTTTCTGTTTCAGGATTAACCCTTCAAGCTACTTTAAATAATCCTAATACAAGAACACAAAATGTGGTTAGTATTTCTGGTGTTTCCAGTACATCAGGACTAGGTTCTTTAACATTTATCGGTAAAGCTAACATAGCTCCTACAGGACAAGTAGGAACAACAGGGACTTCTAATGTATTAATTTGGGGGATTGTAGATGATAACCAAACACCTAGTTATAGTAATGTTACCAACAGTCAAACACCTAGTTATAGTAATGTTACCAACAGTCAAACACCTAGTTACGATAACGTAAACACAACTCAATCCTCTAGTTACAGTAATGTAAACGATACTCAAAATCCTGATTGGGAAGAAGTAGCTTAATTTTTATTTATTAATTATAATTGACACACTATGGCAAGTACGTACGAAAATAATCTTAGATTGAATGAAATGGGTACTGGAGACCAGTCTGGTACTTGGGGAACCGTAACAAATACTAATCTAGAGTTAATCGCAGAAGCTTTTTCATATCAAACAGAAGCTACATTCGATAGCGATGGAGATAAAACCGCTACGATAGCAGACGGAGTTTCTGATAAATATAGAGGAATGTATATAAGAGTTACCTCTACAACTAGTTTATCAACTACTAGAACTTTAAATATTGCCCCTAATACAATTTCTAAAGTTATTTTTGTTGAAAATGCTACTACAGGTAGTCAAAGTATTTCTGTTTCGCAAGGTTCTGGAGCTAATGTCGTAGTACCTAACGGTAGTGTAAAAGTTTTATTTTTAGATGGAGCAGGTTCTGGAGCAGCAGTTTACGACGGATTAAGTAATTTAGCTATAGGTGGTGATTTAACCATAGAAGGCGATGATTTAAAAATGGGTACTAATACTAGTGGTCATTTTTTAGTAGGCGACGGAACTAATTACAATCCTGTAGCCGCTAGTGGAGACGTTACATTAGCAAGTAGTGGAGCATTTACTATCGCTAACGACGCAGTAGAACAAGCTATGGTAGCAGATGATGCAATAGGTGCTGACCAATTAGCTTCTAATGCAGTAGTTAATGCTAGTATTGCTTCTGGTGCTGCTATAGATGCTACTAAAATAGCAGATGGAAGTATTAGTAATACAGAGTTTCAATATTTAAATGGTGTTAGTTCTGCAATTCAAACTCAACTAGACGCAAAAGGCGACGTTACTGCAAGTAGCTCAACGACTTTTACTAATAAAGGAGGAAATATATCCCAATGGACAAATAATTCTGGATATCTAACCTCTTATGTTACTTCCTATTCTCAAAGTTCAACTTCAGGTTATATAAAATTTAGTAACGGATTACAGATGTGTTGGGCTAGAGTAGCAGTCAGCACTTGGTACCCTCCTTGGACATTTCCGTTAGCATTTTCTAATGCTGTTGTTTCTATTTCTAAACATGATGAAAGAACAAGTTCTTCTGGAGACGGCTCAAACTATTTATATTCTGTTAGTACAACAGGTGCCGTATTTTTAACAAGTGCAAATCCTGGATATATGAGAGTAATGGCTATAGGGTATTAGTATGGGTAAATTTGCACACATAGATGAAAACAATATTGTAAAAGGTTTTTATGACGATGCGGTACACGATAGTATTCCGACACCTAAAGTAAGTTTAACAGACGAACAATGGAAAACTGCTGTAGATAATAATCATAATCATATCGCTGATAATGGCTCATCAAAAACTGTATCTTTAGAAGAAACCTCAGAAGAAAAAATTGCGGGAGCTAAAATATATTTATCATCTACAGATTGGTATGTTATTAGAGAGGCTGATTCAGGTAAAGCTATGCCAAGCGATATAAAAACTAAAAGAGCAAAAGCTAGACAAGATATAGAGGATAACGAGTAATGGAAACTTTATTATGGACAATATTTATCGTAGTTATTAGTAAAACATTACTAAAAGCAGTAGCTCCTTATACAAATAGAGCACTAGATAACAAAATTAAAAAGTATTATAAATTATCTTTAAAATGGCTAGAGCAACTGTTTCAGAAATAGATAAAAGACTGAGTTCCCATGAAGCTGCGTGTGACCAACGTTGGAAAGAAAATTATCGTAGATTAGATTCTATAGAAAATGGAATTTTATTAATTAATAAAACAATTAGGAATAGCTTAATATTTACTGTTACTATTTCCTTGACTATTGTAGGGTTTCTAGTAAGATACACCTTGTTTTAGGAGGGCTAAGTGGAGTTCTCCTCAGAAACTAAATTATCAAAACACTTTAAATTAAAAGAATTTGAGAAATCTCAAATGGCTTACCGTTTAGGTATTGATAATAGAGTAACAGATAAAACAATATTTAATAATTTAAAAAATTTAAGTGAGGAAATACTTGAACCCATACGAAATCATTTCGATAAACCTTTTAGCCCTAATTCTGGCTACCGCTGTTTGGAGCTCAATAGAAAGCTTGGCTCTCGTGATACCAGCCAACATACTTTAGGTCAGGCTGTAGATATAGAAATCGTTGGTATAGACAACGAAACACTATTCGCATATATAAAAAATGAGTTAGACTTTGACCAAGTCATTTTAGAATACTATGACGGAATAACTCCTGATAGTGGTTGGATTCATGTATCATATGTAAGTCCTAGAGATAACAGAAAAAACAGTTTCGCATACGACGGAATAAATTATAGAGTAGTTTAATGCCTTTACTAAAATTACAATTCAAACCAGGAATCAATAGAGAAGGAACTAACTATAGTAACGAAAATGGTTGGTTTGATGGTAACTTAATACGTTTTAATAAACAAAACGTAGAAAAAATAGGTGGTTGGAGAAAAGATAATTCCAATTCTTTTTTAGGTAATTGTAGAAAATTACACGCTTGGACTAATTTAGCAGGAACTAAATTTTTAGGATTAGGCACGACTATAAAATACTATGTTGAAAAAGGTGGTGAGTTTTATGATATTACACCTTTAAGACAAACAACTGCCGCAGGTGACGTAACTTTTGCAGCAAGTAATGGTTCAAGTACTATAACTGTTACAGATACAAGTCATGGATTAGGGGCAGGTGATTATGTAGCTTTTAGTGGTGCAGCAAGTTTAGGTGGAACAGTAACCGCAGATGTTTTAAATCAAACAGGAACAACTTATTTAAATCAAACAGGTTTTATTGTTGTTTCTGTTGTAGACGCTAATAGTTATACGATAACCGTACCAGTAACAGCTAATTCATCAGATTCAGGAAATGGTGGGAGTAGCGTAGTCGGATATTATCAAATACAAATAGGTTTAGATAGTTATGTATCAGGAACAGGTTGGGGAGCAGGAACTTGGGGTTCAAGTACATGGGGAAGTACAAGTCCGTTAGCTTTCGCTAATCAATTAAGATTATGGTCACATGATAATTATGGTGAAGATTTAGTTATAAACCCTAGAAACGGAGGTATTTTTTATTGGGATAGTTCCGCAGGAGTAGAATGGGCTAATAATAGTAGTAATAATAGGGCTAAAGCTTTATCGGACCTCGTAGGAGCTAATTTAGCCCCGACGGTAGGATTATTTACTTTAGTATCTCAAGTAGATAAACACGCTATAGTTATGGGTGCTGACCCTTTAAACGCTGCAGGAACAGCTCGAACAGGAAATATTGACCCTATGCTTATCGCATTTAGCGACCAAGATAATATTGTAGAGTGGGAACCTAAAAGTACAAATACTGCAGGTGCTTTAAGTTTATCCGAAGGTAGTACTATCGTAGGAGCAGTAAAATCTAGACAAGAAATATTAGTTTGGACAGATACTTCTTTATATAGTATGCAGTTTGTTGGACCGCCTTTTACATTCGGTATAAATTTAATAAATAAAGAAACTGGTTTAATTGGACCTAATGCAGCTGTAGTAACTTCTAAAGGTGTTTTTTGGATGGCGGTAGATAATTTTTATGTTTACACAGGTACGGTGCAAAAAGTTCCTTGTACAGTTTTAAGTTATGTTTTTAATGATATTAATATTTCGGAAGTATATAAATTCCATGCTTTTTTAAACGAAGAATTTAATGAAGTAGGTTGGTTTTATACATCAAGTGATGGTAGTGAAATAAATAGATACGTTTCTTACAATTATGAAATAAATGCATGGGCATATGGACAACTTACTAGAACAGCTTGGTTAGATTCAGGTACTGAACCATACCCTAGAGCAACAGCTAACAACTATTTATACGAACACGAATTTGGCTATGATGATGACGGTAGTCCTATGACTAATGTATACGTAGAAAGTTCAGATATAGATTTAGATGAAGGAGAACAGTTTAGTTATATATCTAAATTAATTCCTGATGTCCGATTTTTAAATAACGCAGGAGGAGGACAAATAAATTTTGTATTAAAAACTCGTAATGCTCCTGGAGAAACATTAGCTACTAAAAGCACTAACGCAGTAACTAGTACAGCCTCTAAAGTGGATTTACGTTCTAGGTCAAGACAAGCAGCTTTTAGATTTGAATCTGATGATGACGCATCATATCCTGGAAATACAAACACTGGTTGGCGGTTAGGTAATAATAGAATAGAAGTAAAACCTGACGGAAAACGCTAGTGGCTAAATTATTAAAAACGTCATTACCTTTTAGTTATGATGGTCAAGTAAATGGAGACCTTTATAACAGATTACTTAGGATTTTAGAAATAAACTTAGGAGAGTTTGACCCTGATAATACTAGGCAAATAACTACTACGGAAAAATTAGATAATAAATTTAATTTAGGTTCTGTAGTTTTTGATACTACTTTAGAGAAATTACAAATTTATAATGGAACTGAGTGGCTAGATATCGATACCACAAGTACGAGTATTCATAGTGGACCTCCAACAAACGGTTTAGAAGCTAATGCTTCTTTAGGTGTTTTGTCTGTTAGTACTAATGGTGGTATTACAATTACATTGTAAAAATATTCACATATAATATCTAAAAGGAGATTAACATGATAAATCAATGGTCGTACAGCCGTTTAAGTTGTTTTGAAAAATGTCCAAAACAAGCTGAATTTAAATTTATTAAGAAAATAAAAGAGCCTGGAAGTCCAGCGATGGATAGAGGTAAAAATATACATAAATTATGCGAAGAATATATTCGTGGATTTCATCAAGAAATACCTGAAGAAATAAAAGGATTAGAAGATAATTTTAAAGAACTAAAAGAACTTCATGAAAGAGGGCACGTGCTTTGTGAAGAAGATTGGGCTTGGGATGAAGAATGGAAACGTACAGGTTGGTTTGATTATAATACTTGGGGGAGAGCTAAAGTAGATTCTTTCGTATATCAAGAAGGTATTTCTAAACAAGCTAGAGTTATTGATTTTAAGACAGGAAAGTTCGAAGGTAATGAAGAAGCTCATAGAGAACAGTGTGAATTATATGGTTCTATAGCTTTAAAAAGGTTTCCAGAATTAGAAGAAATAGTTACTGAGATGTGGTATTTAGACCATAATAAAATAAGTAAGTTCGTTTACGATACGCAAACAATAATTTTAAAAAGAGACCGTATAAACGCTAGAGCTATAGACATGACTACAGCTACAGAGTTTCCTGCTAACCCACATAAATGGAAATGTCGTTGGTGTCATTTTGGTAAAGAAGGGTTATGCGAAGAAAGAATTACAGATTGATATGAAATGTCTTAGTTTTATGCTTGAGGAAGTATTACCAGAGTATATTATTGAAGATATAAAAAGTATGGCATTAAAATTTCCAGAAGAAATTGGAGTAGTTGGCGGCGCAATAGGAGAGGGTGCTAAACAAGAAAAAGATATTAGAAGGTCTCAAATTCGTTGGATAGACCCACGAATGGAAGATGCAAAGAAATTAACTAATCTTTGTACAAATTTATTTTTTGACATTAATAGAGAGCATTTTGGATTAAATATTGAAAAAATATTTAATATTCAGTACACAGAATATTTAGCAACTAATACGGGATTCTATAACACGCATATAGATAGTTTTGCAGGTAAGGGAGAAATGTACGATAGAAAACTTAGTATGACTATACAATTATCCGATTCAAACGAATACGAAGGAGGTGATTTTGAATTTGATAATGATATTTTACCTAACTCTTTTGATAAAAATATTATAAGAGAAAAAGGTAGAGTTTTAATTTTTCCTTCCTTTTTACCACACAAAGTAAAACCCGTTACTAAAGGAATTAGAAAAAGTTTAGTAACTTGGATAGAAGGACCCGCTTGGCGTTAATGCATTAACAATCATTAAAAAATACTTTATTATTGTTCTTAGTAGGTGATTATTATGGAACAACCTAACGAAATCATAAAAGCTGGGGAACCCCAAAAGGTTAAATTAGAGTTAGAATTAGATACTACACAAAAGAAATACGAACCTAATAAATTTCAAACTTGGGTAGATTTAGCAATAGCTGTAGACTCTTGGAGAATTTTCCCTAGATTATTTATTACAATTTATATAGTTTTATTATATAGAACTTGTGTTTGGTTTATGGGCTTAGATACTCCTAGTTTAGAACAAAGTGGGTTTGTATCTATTGTTGTAGGAGCAGGAGCCGCTTGGTTTGGTTTATATGCAGGTACGGGCGGTGCAAGTAAAACTAAATTAAAACAATATGACTGATAATTTAAAAATTTATTTAACAGAGTTTGAATACGATGGAGTTACTTACGACGGACCTAATATTGTAGCTAAAAATTTTAAAGAAGCCGAACAACATGCTGATGATTTAGGCATAATTGTTGTTGGAAAATTAGATACATTAATCTCGTCATATGGTACTGAAGACCATAAAACAACGATACATTAATGTATGATATGTCCATGTTTGAAATCACGTTAAACGATTTTTATATTGAATTTATAGGATTCGTACTTACTTTATTATTAGGATTAGCTGTAAAAGACTACGCTGTAACTTTTGTAAAAGGAGCATTTTTTAGATTGTTTTCTCCTTTTGATGAAGGTGATAAAGTAATTCTAGACGGACAAACGGCTATGATTATAAAAATTGGTTTTTCGCAAACCGTGTTCGGTGTTTATAGCGAAGATGGATATACATGGAGGTATATCCCGAACCAAAAATTAGATAATTTTAAATTAGAAAAAGTAGTAGACGCTGAATTACATGCCGATACAGCTAAAGAAAAAGCAGAAAAGATAAGAGCTATTTTAGAAGAAAAAGATAATTAAAAGCTATACAACTTATTAGTTCATAAAGTATAATCACTTTACAGTTATATAAACTGCAGCTTACGAGACGGGCTTTAACTCGCTAATACGTTAATAAACGCAGAGGAAATAATGTTAGCTGTGCAAAATAATAATTGGACAAAAGAAAACGCTAAAGAACAATTTGTAGATTTAACACAAAAGTTAGATATACAACATACTTTTAGTTTTGAAGAAGCGTGGGATTTTGTAGAAAATAAAAGAAAACAAGAAGAATTTCAAAAACTTGTTTCTTCTTTTGAAGAAGCAGCAACTAATCATAAAAGGTCTTTAGGAAAAGACTTACATAAAGTTAACCCAACAAAACATTCTTTCGTAGACGGACAGTATATAAGAGAAATATTTAATCCAGCAGGAATAGTTTTAGTAACTAAAATACACGCTAAAGACCATCCTTTTTTCTTAATGAAAGGAGAGATGAGTATTTTAACTAAAGAAGGTACTCAAAGAATTAAAGCACCATATCAAGGAATTACAAAAGCAGGAACAAAAAGAATAATTTATACTCATAGTGATTGTATTTTTACTACAATACATAGAACAGATTGTTTAACAGTAGACGAAGTAGAAAATGAAGTTATAGCTAAATCTTTCGATGATTTAATTTTATCTGCTCCTGAAACAAAACACTTAGAAAATTTAATTAAAGAATTAGAGGGAACTAAATGTCTTTTATAGCACTGGCAGTGATAACGGGGGTTCAAACTCTCCACCAAATAACTAATAAACCTGAACAAAAATTACCTCCCGCTAACGCTAACGCTTTAGGCGGTCAAGGACAAGGAGGGATAGCTGGTTTAAATTTAGAAAATATTGGTGAAGATACTCAAAATATTGCTGAAGATATAACATTACAAGGAGCCGATTTTAATGTAACTAATAATAATAAAGATATGGGTATTGCAAGTGCATTAAAAGAAAAATTAGGAGCTCAAAGTGGTAAACCTATATCTTCTTTAGAAGATATGAGTTTAGAAGAATTATTAGATGTTTTAAATTATGACCAACTTCCTGAGGTTGGAAGTAGTATATCTATGGAAGACGTAATGCCTACATTTACTCCGAATATCAAATCTAAACCTGATATTCCACCAATCGATGAGGAAAGTTTAGTATCTCTTTTTGAAACCCCCAATCCCAATGAAGCAATGGCAAAAGTAAACGCTGATATAAAAGCGTCACTGCCTGAGACGAATACAGCTGCAACAACAAATGCTATAGCTGCAACAACAGAAGCTATGAACGCACCGATGGCTGGTTCTGAAGTAGCAGGTTGGATTAATGTTGCTATGCAAGGAATAGCTACGTTAGCAGAAATTTTAGACGACGATGAGCCTCCTTTAGCTCCCGCTTCTGCCCCTAGTTTTTCGTATCAGGCTCCTAGTAAAGGTATAACTTTAGAAGATATTGGGATGAATATGGGAGGAGACCCTTCTAAAATTTTAGCAAGACCTATGTTTAAAGGTAATCCAGTAGTAGGTCCAGGAGGTCCAAAAGATGATATAATACCAGTACTCGCTAGTGATGGTGAGTTTATGTTATCAAAAGCAGCGGTAGACCATGCTGGTGGTGGTAATCACGAATTAGGTATCGCTAGATTAAAAGCATTTAATAATAAAGGTAATAAAAGATATGGCAACTAGAGAAGAACGGGAGTTTTCCTCCCAAGCCCCCGCACCACAGGTAGCGGATATATTAGAAACTGGTATTTTTCCAGCGGCTAGTAATTTATTACAAAGAGGATTAAGCGACCCTAATGTTGCTGATAGTAATCCATATTCGTATACTGGACAAAGAATAGCTAATTTTGACCCTAGAGAGACCAGAGCGTTTGGTTTAACTGACCAAGCTATCGGTAGTTATATGCCTTTTTTAACTGCAGGTACTGATGTCTTAGGAGAAGGAGCAAATTTACTTAGAAGTGGTATTGGTACAAAGTTTGACCCAACTAGTTCTAATGAATTTTTTAATCCTTATTTAGACCAAGTAGCAGGTAGAGTAGAAAACAGAGTTAGAGATTTTATTGGCTCTAATATAAATAAATTAGGTTCTACTGCTGCCCAAACTGGAAACGTAGGTAGTGCTAGACAAGGTATAGCAGAAGCAGATATTTATAGTCAAGGAATAGAAGGATTAACTGATGCGTTAGGAAATATATATTCTAGTGGTTACGATAAATCAATGGATAGAGCTTATACTGATTTCAGTAGAGCGGCACAACGTGATGATGCTATCGCTAAAGGTTTATTTGATGTTTCAAATAGAACATATAACGTAGCTAATCAATTACCTAATTTACAAAGACAAGATATTAGTTCTTTATTTTCTACGGGAGGATTAGATAGAAATAGAGACCAATCTTTATTAGATTTAGATTACCAAAACTTTGTTGGTAGATATAATTTACCTTTCCAAAACTTACAAAACGTTGGAAATATAATGTCGGCTCTTGGTCCGTTGGCAGGTGGTTACGGATATGCTGGGGCAACTCCCGCGGAAGACGCAACAGGAGCTACTAATACAAACCGTTTTGCTCCTGGAATTCCTGGAGTTACACAAGTAGGAGGTAATCCTAATAATTTAGCTTATCAAAGCGGTATTATGGGTAGTAATGTTAGATTGCCACAATTCGGAACTACTAATCTAAACCCAAGTTTGTTTCCAGACGCAATGAGTGCTCCAAGGTTTCCAGACGCAGGAATGGATATGTCGGTAATGAGTGCTCCAAGTGCAGTTTATAACCCAAATAATAATAATACAGGTAATTTCTATGGCTAATGGAATAACTGGTCTTAGTCCTTTTCCAACTATTGGTGGAGGTAATCAGGGAGTTTCTGGAGTTGCTCCAGTAGAAATAACACCAACTAGAGTAAATTTTCCTACAGCTAGAACTAGAACTCCTGCTCCTGAACCTGATAAATTATCTGCTGGAGAAAAATATCTTCCTGGAATTTTAAGTATAGCAGGATTAATAGATAATGCAGTAAGTAGAAATAAATATAAAGTTACTCCTGAAAGTTTTGCAAAAGAACAAGAAAGAATAAATAAATTAAAAAAAGAAGGTTTAATATCTGACGAAGTAGCCGAAGCTGAATTAAAAGCATTCGCTATTTACGGTCCAGATAGAGATACAAGTGGAGTAGACACAATGACCGTATTAGGTAGTCTAGGTACTTTATTTTCTGGAAGAATGTCTGGAACAACAGCGAGTATAACTAATCAGTTTTTAAATAAAAAACATACTGTTAATCAATCAATAAATACTAGTAAAAATCAATTTAAAAAAGAAAGTCTTAAAAAAGATTTTAAACAAACAAATTTATTAAATTACGAAAACCTTGACGTAGATAAAAAACCCGAAATCGTTATGGGGATAACCGCTGAAAATGATTTCGGTACAGATTATTATGTACCTACTAGTGCGTTTAGCCCTAATAACCCGATATTTGAAAATCAAAAACCAGTGAATTTAGGCGGTAAAGAATATTTTGCAAATCCTGACGGGTGGGTAAATTATAGTGCTAGTATGGCAGAATCATTAAAAGCAGATTCTGCATATAATTTTCACGGTAAAGATGATAATCCTGTAAAAGTTTTAAGAAAACTTACTGACGAAATGGAAGTTCAAGATGCTGCTACAGTAAAATTAATAAACCTATCTTCAGCTATTTTAACCGAAATAGATAATCAGATAGAATCGAAAGCCTCAGGTTCTACTACAGTAGCTACCTTAGGTAATTTTTTTAACGAAGTACGAGTTAATTTCGACCAGTTTTTTAATGACGAATATCAAGCAAAAATGTTTAGTAAAGGTAAAGACGGTGGTATAAGTGACGCAACTAGAGGTAGTGGTGTAGCGAGTGAACAATTATTTAAAAATTTAAAAACATTAGATGAAAGTTCACCTACTTATGCAGAAGACCTTCAAAATATGGTAAGTAATTTTATAGAACAAGCGGATATAGACAAGCCACAAAAAAGTTTTTTAACTAACAATTTACAAGAATTAGCAAGAAACAAAGCTATGTTAGCCTCAGGGTTTTTAAATATAGCATATTATGCAGCAGCAACTGCAGGACAAACTGGTAGAACATTATCAGATAAAGATTTAGCTAACTTTTTTAGAATTATTGGTGGTGCGGGAACTCAAGATATAGAAGTTCAACATGATGTTTTATTAAAATTTATAAATAGTGTTGTAGAAGCTAGAGATGATGAAACAGCAGGTAGGTTTAAATTAACTAAACTTCGACCTTTAGGTGAAGGTGAAAATATTCGGTATGGTATATACGGTAATCTAAACCAAAAAAGTAAAGTTACTGATTCTTTATTAAATATGTTAAAAGATTATTACTTATTTCAACCAGATGAAGAAACAGGAATAACTGATTATAACAATCCATATGCTTTAAAAGATTTTTATACTAGAAACGCAGACTCACCAACCATTCAAGCTTGGAGACAAAGTAATAGACAATTTAAACTAGACCCTACGGCTAATCAAAAACCAGACCCAAACAAAGTTATACCTAATGAAACTTATAAAAGAATTCAAGAACAAATTCAACAATCCCAACCTAATCCATAATGTCGACTGCAACACCTCCTGAACTTTTATCAAGTATATATGCAAGTACTCCGATTATGACAGGAGTTGACGGTGCGTTTACTTACGGACAATTAGTAGACGAAAATGATTTAATAATTTTAACTGAAGAAACTTTCCCTGGAACTTATAGCCAATTAAGTAATATGAGTGCTGAAGAAATAAAAAATGCAGCAAATGACATACGAAAAAATAAAATAGATAGATATAGACGTGAACCTATACCGTTTAGCGAACAATTAATTTTCCCCCAATACTACGAAAGAAAACGTAGAGCCGAAGAAGGTAAATTAAGTTTGGTACCGAATATAGGTATGGCAAGTGACACTTCTAGAGCGATGTTTGATAGGTCTTCTTTTCCGAAATTAAATGACCCCGACGCACTAGCAAAACCTGTAGGTTATGATAATGTTATAAATATGTTCGCTCGAGGAGTTGACTCTAGGAATACTTTTAATGACGCTTCTTTAAGGTCAGCTGTATCATTTTTGACAGGTTTAAATCCAAGTCCTGCTGATTTAAATTTTATGTTAGATAACTTTAAAATTCCTGGCACTAAAAAAGGTTACAGAGACCAATACCCTGACGCAGTATTTAGTTACATAGACCCTACACGACCAGAGACGGGTATAAGGGTAGATAATGTTGAATATGATGAAAAAGGAAACAGTATACCTTTAGTATACGACTCACCAGCGGCGACTCCTTCAGATTTTGGAGAATTCTTTTTAGACGAAACACTTCCAATAGTTGGAGAAGTAGGTACTGCGCTTTGGATGTTTAGAAAAGGTAAATTTAATGAATATTTAAAAAAAGTTCCTGCGAATAAAGGATGGTTGGGAAAAGTAGGAGATAGTATTGCTTTTAATAGTATGTTATCAGCTGTTGGTGCGGGTACTAGGTTTAAACAACGTGCTCTTGGTTATGCTTTAGGGGCTCATAATAAAAGTGCACCAGAACTACTAGAAGAAACAGGAATGTATTTTGTATATAGTTATTTAGGTAATCAGGGAATGGATGCTTTAATGCAAGGTGTTCCTAAAATTTGGAGAACTATAACTGGTAAAGATATTTCAGCTGCTGATTTAAGAGAAATAGAAATAGCATTTAAAAATAAATTAAAAAGTGAGGCGGGTGAACGAATTGATTTGCCTTTAGGAGAAAAAGAACCTTTTACTGTAAAAGAAATACGAGAAGCAGCCGAAAAATTAGGAGTAGAAGTATTTTATGACCCTTCATTAGCTAGAGCTTCTCGTAGTGAATGGGTACAAAGATTACAACAATCTTTATTAGATAAAGCGAATCAAAAAAATATAGCTAACATAATGGACAAATTAATTAAAAACGACGCTAAATTTACTAGAGAATTTTTCTCAGCTATGTTTAAAGATTTAGATGAAAATATAACTGCTGTATCTGTAGGTCCTGAAATAAGAGCTTTATTAGATGATGGGGAGGAAGCTTTTATAGAACAAGGTCGTACTATGTTTGATGAACTTAGGGCAGTCATTGAAGATGTAAAATCAGGTAATGTAGATAATTTAAAAGTTTTAGATGAAAAAGCGTCTAATAGTCTTATAGAAAGAACCAATAATAGAGTAGCAGTTTTAAGAAATGAATATTTAGATACTACATCTCAAAATGTAGAACAATCGTTTATAGAAGCAGGAATAGATAATACACCAATAACTGCCCGTCTTTTAGGTACAGAATTAAAAAAATTAAAAAATAAAGGTACAAAAATAACAGAAAAAGGCAGTCCATACGAAGCTAAAATAGATAGAGAGGAGTATTATCAAACGTATACAGATTTAATTCCTGATGAAGAACTATTTACTAGATGGAGCAATAATGAAAATTTAACTTTATTAGATTTAGTAAATTTACGTAAAGCTACGGGTCAAGCTTATTCCAATGCTAAAAGTGCTGTGGTAGCAACGGATTTAGCGAAACTACAATCAACAATTGATGACCAATTAAAAACTTCAATAAACGGTCTTGTAAAAAATAAAACTATTACTACGACTCAGAAAGATACAATAATAGATAATTTAGTTACTGCTAATCGTGTTTACCAAGACGCTAATACAAAAGCAATTATTGATTTAACAAAACTAGATTCTCCAGAAGAATTATTAAGTTACATCGTACGTACACAAAGAAAAGGAGTTCAAACAAATACTCAAATGAAACAAGTTGTGGAATTTTTACGAGAAATAGGAGATACTGACACAATAGACCTTTTAAAGAATACTCTTGCAGATGAGTTAGGAATATTATTAGATAATCCTGGAAACGTATTATCGGGAGATGATTTAGCTAAAAACTATAAAAAGTTTTTAGATGACTTTGGTCCAACTATGAAAGAATTATTTAGTGAAGTAGATTTAGCTAAGTTATATAAAAGTCCTGACGAATACGCTACTCAAATTTTAAGACCTTTAGAGGAATTAAGAAGGGGTCGAAAAATGTTTGCAGAAAGATTTGGTAATAAAAGTACCTTTAATTTAATTACCGATATCGTAGGACAATCAGCACAGGAAAGGTTATCTGGTAAAACTATAGATGATTTAGAATTTCTATCTAACCTTATAGATAACAATGAACCTTTAAAAAGAGAAGTCGCTAATGCATATAAATTGTATATAAAAGGTATGTTACAAGACCAAAACGGTAATTTAAATGTAGGAGCGTTTAGAAGACTTTTATCTGACGGTCATATATTTAGTGGTTTAAGCACTGAAGCGGGTAGATTAAGTGCTGAAAATTTCCATAAAAAATTATTAGGAGAAGGTGGTGAAGAATTCACTACAAACTTACGTATCTTAGAAGATTTAATTGTTAGGTCTGAAGGGGTTATGGCAGTATATGGTGATTTCGCAGGTGGCGGACGTCTTTTAGGAGAAGACGCTATACGAAAACAAATGATACAAGAATCTACAGACCCTGGAATAAATTATATGAAACGATTTTTTATACCCCCTTTGACTCAATTTGGTAGACGAGTAACTGCAGGAGAAAAGCTGAATACCGAAAAAACTTTAAATTTTTTAGCGGAACTTACCACTAATCAACAATTACTAGATAGTTTTCTTTCAGCTTTACGTGCTCGAAATAAAATAATACCGTTTTTAAAAGTTTTAAACCAAGTTGATTCTAGATTAGCTGATGATATCGAAGCAGGTCTTTCTTTTTACGATAAAGAAGATAAAGAATTTACAGAAGAACCTGATATAAGTTTTTCAAAAAGACAATTTATGCCTAAAGTTATTAATCCAGAAAACTCAAGAATATTACAAATACTAAATGAGGTATCACCATGAGTAAAATTGCAGACAATACAGGAATAGCTTCTTTAAGTATG